CAACAAAAGACAGCACAAGCACCTAAACGGAAAAAAGTAGCTGCTGTTGCACAGCCCAGAGGAAGACAGAATGTTGCACGACCTAAATTGCCGCAACAACATCCGAACCAGCCTCTTACTGGTATTACCTTTTCTGCTGGTGGCTTCATGCAACCCGGTGGAGTTGGCTCAAAAAAAAAGTATTATAACGGGGGAAGCGTAGTTCCTATTCCACGGGATAAGCCGCCTGTTCCACAGGATACGTCTTTTGTTTCACAGGATATGCCACCTGTTCCACAGGATAAGCCTGTTGTACAGCACATATCTGATGAAAAGGTTGAGCAAATTAAAGAAGTTTGGCTTCCTTCTGAAAGAGCAATTACTTCCCCTCTTTTAACCCTTATTTCAAAAGGGGAAGGAACTTCTGGGGCTTCTGGATATGATGTTGTATTTGGATATAATAAGTATACAACAGAAGATATGAGAAATCAATTAAAAAATACTCCTTTATCTAAAATGACTTTAGAACAAGTGCAAGCATTTCAAAAAAAATTAATAAATGCAACTAGAGGAAAACTTCCACCACCTGCTTCAAAAAAACATGGAACAGGAGCAGTAGGTAAATATCAAATTAATTATACAAATATAGAGAAGTGGTTAGCGGATAAGAAATTTGATAAGAATACTCTTTTTTCTCCTGAAATACAAGATCAAATGGCTACAGAGCTTCTTAAAGAGAGTAAATTGGATGATTTAGTTAATAATAAAATTTCTTTTGAAGAATTTAACAGTAGATTAGGCAATATTTGGAAATCTATTAAAAATAAAACAATTAAATCAGAAGATGTACGACAATTAATAGATAATGCTCTTCGTAATTTNAAAAAGATGGAAGGCGGCTTAGTTCCGAAATATCAAAAAGGAACAGATAGAAGGGGCGTAGAAGAGCTATCAGACGAAGAGCTTGATAGACTACTAAAAAAAGGATCGCTTAGTGTTCCTTTAGGTATATTAACTGAAGAAGAAGATGATACACCAGATACTGGATTTGTCGGTCCTCCAACAAGACCAGAAGGAATAAGTAAAGAAGATAAAGAAAGACAAAGATATCTTCGTAATGCAGAGCAAGCTATAAATGCTCCTCCAAAAAATATATCACTTCCGAGTACTCCTATTTCAATACAGGCTAGAGAAACTAAAGAAAGAAGAAGACAGGTTGATGTTGCAAAAATTCCTACTTTTGGTCCTAATGGAGAATTTACTGGTTTAAATGAAGTTCCTGTTATACGAAGTTCTAAAGGAAAACAAATACGAGTAGAAGGCGTACCAATTTTAAGGGGACAGACACCAGTAGGANCATTAAGGGCAGAAGGCTCTGGCTCACTAAGTAGAAAAACAACACAATATGATGTAGGCGAAATTAAAAACGTAGTAAAAGAACGAGCTAGAGAATTAGGAGTTAATGTAAATCTAGGCAATTTAAATGTTAAGTATGTACATTTTAAAGGTGGCCCAAAGGAACAAAAACAAGAAACGGGTCAATCTATTAATGCACAATATGTTCTTAACCAAGATAATAAAGGAAAAGTAACTTTATATATTGATGCAGGAACAGGACAAAAACCACAATATGGCTTTAGAGCCATACAAAGATTTAAGGAAGGCGGATTTGTATCCGCTTGACAAGAAGGTCAGCCACCCGATTTATCGGCTCTGACAAATAACACCTAAGAAGACGGTTACCCAATTCTATAATTGGCCCCGTATGGAGGTATAAATGAGTGAAACAACTTTAATTAACAAGGAAGATACCGAGGTTACCCCATATCAAAATGCTTATCGAAAAGACTTAGCAATTGATGACGATGAAGCAGAATCTCTTGATCTTGCCGATGTACAAGGCGTAAACAAGGATACTTCTAGCCTCATCCAAAATGAAGAACAGGAACATGATTGGAAGAAGCGATATAGCGATCTAAAGCGATATCATGACACCAAACAAAATGAATGGAAACAGGAACAACAGTTAGCGGAAGCGAAGTTTGCAGCACAACAGCGTGTTCCTGCTGAACTTCCTAAAACTCAAGAGGAACTGGAAACATTCAGAGATGAGTATCCTGAAATCTTTAGTGTAATGCAATCTGTCTCGCAACTTGAAGCAGGTTCTCGTGTTAATGAACTTGAAAAGCAAATCGAGTATCTACAGGAGAATGAGTCAAAAGCAAGAGAACAGGTCGCTGAACAGGAATTGCTAGTTAAGCACCCAGACTTTTTTGAACTAAAGGAAAGTCAGGAATTTCTTGATTGGCTAATACTACAGCCAGAAAATATTTCTGATGGACTTTACAAGAACAAAAAAGATGTTGCGTGGGCATCTCGCGTAGTTGACTTGTATAAATTAGAAACTAATCGCTCTCAGAAACAGCCTAAATCTAAAGGTAGGCAAAATGCAGCAGAAGCAGTGACAAAAACACGCACTCTTTCTTCTGATAATATGTCACAGGAAAAAAAGATTTGGACTGTCGAAGAAATTTCTCGCTTGAAACCACATGAATTTGAGCAACTAGAATCTGAAATTGATGCGGCTAAACGAGAGGGAAGAATTCAATAACAATAAGGAGATACTAAAATGGCATTTGGAGTAGCAGCCGGATATAGTAACCTGCCTAATGGTAAGTTTCTACCGGCAATCTATAGCCAAAAAGTACTCAAATTCTTCCGTCGTGCCTCTGTAGCAGAAGCTATTACTAATACAGATTATGCGGGGGAAATTGAAAATTTTGGCGACACGGTGAAGATTATTAAAGAACCATCAATCACGGTATCCTCGTATACCCGTGGTTCCGTAGTCAACACTGAAGACCTGTCCGACACCGAGATTACTCTTGCTGTCGATCAGGGTAATTACTTTGCTTTTAAAGTTGATGATGTCGAAGAGCGGCAGAGCCATGTTAATTGGGAATCTCTGTCCACTTCTAGCGGCGCATACAGCTTGAAGAAGGCATATGATTACAATATTCTGAAGAATATCAGCGACAATGCTGCTACTGACACTACCAATCTTGGTGCTGCCAGTTCAGCGATTTCGTGCAACACCGGCAACGAGTGCGCTAACTATCTTAGCACTTTTGCTCGTCTGTTGGACGAAGGTGACGTTCCTGAAGAGAACCGTTGGATTGTGGCCCCGCCCCAGTTCTACGAAATTCTGCGTCAGGCGGATGCCAAGCTGATGGATTCCAGTGTTACCGGCGAAGATAAGTCTGCCCTTATGAATGGTGCTGTCACCTCTCGTAAGATTCACGGCTTTACTTTGTATCAGACTAACGCGATTGCTGTTAGCTCTGCTGGTACTGCTGCGTCCCACACTTTCGGTCCTTCGGCCACCAGCGGCGAGACTATCGTTCTTGGCGGTCACATGAGCGCGGTTGCTACCGCTTCCGCAATCGCAAAGACTGAAGTGATTCGTGATCCCGATAGCTTTGCAGACATCGTTCGTGGTCTGCATGTTTTCGGACGTAAAGTGCTACGCTCTTCAGGCACCGGCTTTGTCGGCGTCTACAAGGGTGTACCTGATCTTAACACATAATAGGGAGGACTAAAAAATGACTACTTATACTATTGACAATGTAGGCACTGCTGGTCATCCCGCAAACGCAGCCGCTGTTCGTGTTGTTGACATGGTGATCGACTTTAGTGAAACCACTAATGTCGCCAACGATGTTTTTGAATGCATTAGCATTCCAGCTAATACGTACATTATTACGGCGGGTGTTGATGTGTTGACCGCAGATTCTGCGGGTAACAGCGGTACTCTCTCTCTAGGAGATGGTGCTGATGTTGACCGTTATATCACTGCTGGTGCGCCCGGTAGTACTACTATGACTATCAAGGCACAAGCAGGTACTAGCGCAATGGGAACGACTTCGGTTGCTTACGGTATTCATACCGCTGCCGATACGCTTGATCTTGTTGTGGGTACTGGTGCGATTAATGGTAAGTATCGTGTTTGGGCATTGACTGCCGACTTCGGTGGCATGGGCGATGCTGAATCACAAGTTGTAGGTTTCTCGTAAACCTTGAGTAACGGTTTCGG